TCGTCTGGGATGCACCCTTGGCTACTAGGGCTTCTTGCTCTTGTACTGTACGAAGACCACAGATCACCGAGAAGTCTTGCTCAGAGATAGTGATAGCTTTCTCCACGATAGCAACCATACGGGGGTCTACCCCAAGTAGTCTATCTTTACTACGTTTGCCTAACTGATAAGTCATCGGGTATATCTCCTTAAGGTGCTACAGGCCAGTCTTCATCAGTAAGATACGGGAAGTTTTCATGAGTTGATATGTCACGCAAAGCCTGACGATAGGTTGTCATAGCAGAACTCATAGTAACATCAGAGAGTGCCATCCAGTCAGTGTCTGCCAGCAAGCCGTCACGTTGCTTACGAACCTCAGTAGCCTTGGCATCAGTAGCGTATGTTATTTGATCTTCTGTTAGAGCGACAACAGTTTTGGTTAGCTTCCACTCGCCGTCAACTAACTCAGGGACACTACTGTGCTGCAAGCGGTGCGTCAGTGTGTCATAGTCAGGAGCAGCCTCATATCCTACAGGATACATTCCGAATGAAGCCATCGTGGCCTCACGCACTGTCTTTGGGAAGCTAGTGTTAGGGTTGTCACGGCGTAGATCACCCACTGTGTATGGGTATTGGTCTACTGAACCGCTTGTAATTTTAACGAACATTGTAAGTCTCCTGTTTGTTCGGTGGAGTTATTCTTGGACGCCGAGGGAGTAGGTAAGGATACGGTCACCTGATAAGTTTGCGATTAACATTTTAGTTCCATCTTCTTTAAAATACATTGCACTTTGGAAAGAGCCTTGCGCAAGAATACTAAAATCTTGCACATGAGAGGCAGTAGAAACATCCCAATCTGCGCTTAAGTCGTACTCATTTACCCCAGGATCACCCCGTCCCACGACAAACATCTTCTTACCGTCAGGTTTAAAGAAAACACTCTGAGGTGTTATTTGTTCACTAGTAGTTAAAAATGACTGAAGATAAGAGGCAGTTGAAATATCCCAAGCTGTACTTAGGTTATATTCGCTTATACGGTCATAAGACATTCCGACAATGTACATCTTAGTTCCGTCAGGCTTGAAGAAAATCCCTCTGGCATTTACATCACCAGAATCATAACTAAAACTTTGACTATACGAGGCAGTAGATATATCCCAAGCTGTACTTAGGTTATATTCGTTTAAGTCTGCCCCGCTAATTCCTAGCATGTACATCTTAGTTCCGTCAGGCTTGAAGAAAATCCCGTAAGGGTTGATATCTTGAGCAGACACGCTGAAGGATTGGACAAAAATAGCAGTAGATGTATTAAAGTACGTTTCTGGGTCTACGGCTGGGGCCGCTGCTGACACATCCCAAGCTGTGCTGAGGTTGTACTCGTTAATTATTTGAAGATCTCTTACGCACACATACATTTTAGTACCATCAGGCTTGAAGAATAGTCCTGCTGGGTTGTCTCCTTGAGGACGAACATTAAAGAGTTGTGAGAAGGAAGCAGAGCTTACATCCCAAGCTGTACTTAAATTGTATTCGTTTACGTCATCTCCAGTAAACCCAAGAACATACATCTTAGTTCCATCATCTTTGAAGAATAAACCAGTTGGCATAGTCTCTTGCGTAGCGACACTAAAGGCTTGTGAGAAGGAAGCAGTTGATACATCCCAAGCTGTGCTAAGGCTGTACTCATTAACACTATCTGAAGAGTACCCAGTAACAAACATCTTTGTACCGTCAGGTTTGAAGGAGATACCTGTTGGACCTGTCTCTTGCGTAGCAACACTAAAGTTTTGAGAGTACGATGCAGTCGAAATATCCCAAGCTGTGCTTAAATTATACTGAATAACATCTCGCCCAGCAACACCAAGAACATACATCTTAGTGCCGTCAGGCTTAAAGAAAATACCCCATGGGCTTGTATCTTGAGCAGAAATACTAAAGAGTTGTGAGAAAGTAGCAGAGGTTGCATCCCATGCTGTGCTTAGATTATACTCATTTACATCCCTCCCAGTAACACCAACAACGTACAGTTTACTCCCATCTGGCTTGAAGAAAAAGCCTGTTGGGCTTGTATCTTGAGCAGCTACATTTAAAGGCGGTATCTGTCCAAGATCGTACTCGTGAACTGAATCACTTGATGTGCCACTAATGTACATTTTGTCACCCTCTGGCTTAAAATATAAACCGTTGGGTGATCCCTCTTTAGCAGCTACAGAGAAGCCGCCCATTGAGTATTCGGAAACTGTGTCATCACCATCACCAATGACATAGTAGCGTGACAGATCAGGGTTTAGAAACATCCCAAGTGGATCAGTACTAGTTACAGTTGGCCCTACCTCACCAAGAACAGCGGTAGAAATATCCCAAGCCGTACTTAATGTAAACCTGTAGACACCTTTGACACCAGTTTGATAGTCTGATCTGCACAAGATATACATAGATATTCCATCTTGGCTAAAAGCTACAGCAGTGCCTTGGTAAAGCTGTGTTGAAAGGTTTCTATAAGTGAATTGCTGTGCCAATGAAGCAGACGAAACGTCCCAACCTGTACTGAGCGTGTATTCGCTAAGTTTCCCAGAGATTATATCTATCACATACATCTTAGTACCATCAGGCTTAAAGAAAATCCCGTAGGGGTAATCCCCTTGTGAGGAAACACTAAAGTTCTGTGTGTATGAAGCAGTCGAAACGTCCCAAGCTGTGCTTAAACTATACTCATTTACGTCCTTACCCGTATACCCAAGAACATACATCTTAGTACCATCAGTCTTGAAGGTTACGTCTTGCGGGGCTGTCTCTTGTGCGGAAATACTGAAGTTCTGTGAGTATGAAGCAGTTGATACACTCCAAGCAGTACTTAAATTGTACTCATTTACGTCATCTCCATTAGTCCCAATAACGTACATTTTAGTACCATCCAGCTTAAAACTAACACCCGTGGGGAGAGCTTCTTGAGCGTTGACGGAGAAACCCGCTAGACGAGGGGAATTTAAAACAGACCCCAGAGACGGGTCATTATAATAAGCATATGATAAATCCCATGCGCCCTCTGGGCCTGTGCTTACACCAGCAGCAGCTTGCAACATCTTCTTTTTAGTAGCCATTGTGTAAGCTCCTTATGCTGGTGTTGCGATTGCTTGACCTGCTGTGAAGCCATACCAAGTTGTGCCGCCGTCACGGGTGGAGAATACGAATACATCCACAGCAGAAGCATCAGCGGTCAGCGTTGGGGCAGTAGCGGCAGGAAAGTCAACAGACGAAGGCCATGTGACTGTGTATCCAGAAGCACCTGCATCTTGGACGATCTCAATGCTCATCGTGTAAGCTATGCCACTCGCAGGTGGGTTGCTGAAGGTGAACGTAGTGTTCTCTGTCAGTGTATGGCTGAATGTGTTACCAGCTTCACAGTCCACTGTAGTAGCGTTAGAAGTAGACGTTACTGCGGCATAAGTTTCAGCATACGACAAAGGTTGGATAGAACCATCAGTGGAAATAATGTCACCGAGAAGTCTTGCGTTGCTCATAGTATTATCTCCTGATTAAGGTTGTGTGGGCCAGTTGATGTCGTTAGGAAAACCAGCTTGATCTGTAATATCCCGCAGTGCCTGACGATAGGTTGCCCATACTGTAGCATCTACAGGGGCGTCAGCTACTTGTGTCCAGTCTGATTGAGATAAAAGGTTGTCACGAGTGCTACGATTAGATGCAGCCATGTTGTCGTCATATTCAGAAGTCTCATCAGCAGTCTTGCTTGATGTAGTCCAGCCAATAGTCCAAGCACCAGAGGCCAAAGAAGGTTCAGCTTCTTGTGCTATCTTCTGTGTTCTGTCGTCAATGCTTGGCATGTCTGTATATACAACAGTGTATACGCCATAGCTTTCAAGCATCTCACTAGGGATTTGCTTTGGGAATGAAGTGTTAGGGTTGTCACGGCGTAGTTGCCCTACGTTGTAGGGATATGTGTCTACGGCTCCGTTTGTGATTTTGACGTGCATTGCAGTCTCCTATATAGAACTAGTTGTAAAGGGTTAAAGACTCGCTTACGGTGGCTATGGTCATTGCTACAGCAACAGTTTGTTGTGAGTTAGTATTAGAAACGCCTTGTGCGCCTGAGAACACAAGTATTCCGTTAGATACGGCAATGGAACTCTCTTGATATGTGTAGGAGCCATAGGTATCTAAACCCGTGCCATCAGTAGGAGCCTTAAAGGCCGCTGCTTTTGAGTTGGCTTGTGCAGCAGCTGCAACGACAAAGAAATCGTCGGACACATCAAAGCCAAATTTATCCTCGCCAGAAACATAAAATCCTGTTATTTGATTTTTCCACTGAACTACGCCAGACGATGAGAACTTTATAACGTAGGCAGCGTAGCCACTAGTGCCAGAAGGCATAGCAAAGTATACGTTCCCCAGTGAGTCTGTCTTTACTATAGGAGGCGTAGATTGACTGTACGTACCGCCGTTTATTTGTTTCTGCCAGACGATTGTAGAACCGTTAGATTTTGAAATAGCAGCAACGTGCGTCTCTCCATTTTGAAGCACACCAGCTACATAAAAATGAGATGCAGAAGATGTTGCGTCTATAGTATATGGTGTGTCATCGTTGTTGCCTGAAACACCCCTAAACTGCTGGCTCCACTGCTGGGTGCCGCTTGAGTTATATTTAATTATAACCCAGTCTAAACCTTGTGAAGAACCCGTAAACTTAGACGTTAAAGTGTAGACATTTCCACTTGAGTCTGTAGAAATACCCCTCATTCTTTGACTAGTATTGCTGGCTCTTGCCCATGTAATTGATGAAAGGGCGGTAGTGAGTTTAACAATAATAGGCTCTGAATACTCTCCCGTAACGTAAAGGTCTGACCCATCAATATAGATGTCACCGCTTCCCGGCTCCCATCCTGAACCAGCAATATTCTTGTCTTCAAGAATAGTTCCAGAAGGAGATATTTTAGCAATATAAGGATCACCGCTCCCGCAAAAAACATACAGGTTTTCACTTGAGTCAGCCGTTGCTGATACAAGTCTAACGTCATTTGCCCCGAAGGTGAGCCTACGTTCCCAATTCACGCCACCATTATGATCGGCTTGAATTATGTAACTACTTGCTGGGGACGTAGACGCATCTGTTCCCAAAATATATATATAATTTGAAGTAATGACGGCTCGGGAAAAATCTTGGTTTTCACCCGCAGTGTCAAGCTCTAGCGCCCAAGCAACAGATGCTCCACCACCAGCAGCAGCAATAGTTGTAAGTTTACTTGTTAAACTCATGCCATTGCCGCCCCACCTTGGAAGCCGTACCATGTTGTACCGCCATCGTGAGTGATGAAGACAAGCACGTTGGTTTCGCCACTAGCAGGAGCATCAGGTGCAGTAGCCCCAGCCCAATCTACAGAAGAGGGCCATGTGATTGTGTGTGTACCACCAGCAGTTAATTTAACAGTGAAGCCGTAAGCAGTGCCTGTCGCTGGGGGATTGCTGAATGTAAACGTGGTATTCTGATCTGTCGTAAGAGCAAACACGTTGCCCGTCTCACAGTCTACATCTACAGTAGCAGCAGCAGTTAATGTTACAAAGGTCTCATTGTAGCTATCAGCTATAAACTCACCAGAGATGTCACCAGATGCCCCAGAGACAGCACCAGTAGCTGCAACAGAAGCACCAGAGATAGCGCCTGTAGCTGCAACAGAAGCACCAGAGACAGCACCAGAGAAACTTGCTGTCGTACCAGCCAAGGCTCCAGTAAGTGTTCCACCAGATAGGGCCAGTGTATTAGCGACAACAAAGGTTGGGAAGCCTATGATACCCACTTCGTCACCAGCATCAGCCCCTGTAGCTAAAGTAACCGCAGTGCCATCTGTAGCTGTGTAGTCTGTCGTATCCGTGAGGATAACACCGTTGAGAGTAACGACAACAGCGCCAGCAGTATAAGAACCTGTGAAGGCAGTTTGATCTTGTGTGGCTGTCGTGTTAGTGACCGACAACAGTGCAGTACCACCAACACCAACAAGAACCCAGTTAGTAGTATCTGATGCAGGGTCTGTCGTTGAGGTAAATGCAGACTTACTTCTGTAGGTAAAGAAGGTGCTAGGTGAGTAGACGTTATCACCCACAGCGTAGGTTGTACCTGAAACCCACAGTTCAGCCCCAGAGGCAGCTTCGGCAGCAGTAGCAGCGGCAGCAGCACTAGACGCACTTGTAGCAGCATTACCAGCTTGTGTGGTTGCTATGCCAGCCTGTGTGGTTGCAATAGTGTTTTGACTATCAAAGTAGTCTCCAGCACCATTGACCTCACTTTGGAACGTAGGTAATGCCCCCAGAAAAGCATCAGCTTCATCAGCGAAGTTAGCGGGGTCTTGACGACTGGGAGGTGATGGTAAATTGGATATTGGGGGGTATGCCATATTAGGTAAGTCCTTCTACTTCGATAGCACCAAACGACAGGGATGGGCCTTCAAGTGTTAAATCAAATCTACGATAGAACCCGTAGATAGTAGTACCGTAGGATGT